TATCTTGACAGACGTACCTAACGGTATGAAAATGTTCACAAGAGCTCCGTTGACAACTGCAATGGAAGGTGATTTCGACACTGGCAACGTAAGATACAAAGCTAGAGAAAGATACTCATTTGGAGTGTCAGACCCTAGAGGTATCTACGGTGTAGAGGGTGCGTAATACCTAAAATTTTGAGGCGGGACACAATCCCGCCTCATTTTAAACATAGAAAGGAAAAATGCACAAAAAACAATTCAGAGTACAGATATCTGCATATTTACATTATGCTGATTTTATTATTGAATCTTTAGATGCCCCGTTAGATATAGAAAATGCTATCATTGACAGATTAGGAAAATCTGATATAAAATGGGAATATCTTGGAGAAATGCATGATCCAAGAGTAAATAGAATAACCTATGAGGAGGTTATTAATGGAGGCGATAGTGCAACACTTGAACGACCTTTACACACAGAAAAAGGGTCTAGATCTTCAGTGGGAGCAAGAGCATCTTAAAGAGGGTAGATATACTCTCAACATGGTTAAGATAGACAGAAAAGTCAGAGAAGTTCTTAATCATATTAAACTTGCAGAGGCTAGAAAAGCGACTTTGCAAAATAAAATAGATGATGCAGCTCCTCAAGTTTCTGTAGCTACTTAATAAAAAGCTACATCGTTGGAAAAAACCAATCCACATTACAGGCCCTCTTGCGCTTTATTAAAAACTGTTATATAAATTATTCACTGTATAATTAATTGGAGCATAGACGCATACAGTCGACGGCCTAGAGACTATGCTCTTTAAACTAGGAGGATACTATGGCACAAACTACATTTTCAGGACCAGTAAAATCTTTAAGAGGATTTGTTACTGCAGGACCTGACGCGGTTGTAAACATCACAGCAGAAACTACTTTAACTTTTGCTGCTCATGCAGGTAAAGTTATTAAAATAAATGATGCAGATGGAGCAATCACACTTCCAACAATCAAAGCAGATAGCAAAGGCGGAACAGCTGGACAAGACGATCCTAACGCTAATAATCAATTAGGTGCAGTCTACAAGTTTTTTGTAGGCACAGATTGCACGGATTGCGATATTAAAACTGACGGAACTGACAAATTTGTTGGTCACGCAACTATCGTAAACGTAGCAGATGGAACTAACAGCACGTTCGTTCCTGCATCAGCTAATGATGTTATCAGCATGAACGGTGGAACTACAGGTGGAGATAAAGGTAGCACAGTTACCATTACTGCACTTGAAGACAATGTATATTTAGTAGAAGCAGTGTTAATCGGTACAGGTACTGAAGCAACACCTTTTGCAAATAGTTAATAAATAAATAATGACTCGGAGCGCCTGGTAATGCAGGCGCTCTTTAAAAGGAGGACAAAAACATGGCAGACACAGTATTAAATACAACTGTATTTGATGGAGCAAAAAAACTTATCACTCACTACAACGTAGTTTCTGATAGTTCTGGAAGCACAACTAAAATAGTTGATGTTTCTGCATTAGCATCTAACAACGGCAAAACTTGCAAAACAGTAAGATTAAATAAAGTTAGTTTTAATGTTTCTGTAACAGCACCGGTTGATGCAATTAGAATGCAATGGGACGCTGATACGGATGTGGTATTTCAAACTTTATCGGGTGAAATGGAATATGACTATTCATCTTTTGGTGGATTAAAAAACACTGAAGCAACTAATTTTACCGGAGATGTAAATGTTGTTTTACCAGCTTGTTCAGACGGAGATACAGCTACAATCGTTTGTGAATGGATTAAAGTTTACGAATCGTAGGAGTTTAAATGGCTAATACTACTTCGGGGACAACAACGTTCGACAAAACTTTTGCTATTGACGAAATAATAGAGGAAGCTTTTGAACGTATAGGTCAGCAAAATGTTGCTGGATATCAATTAAAAAATGCAAGAAGAACTCTAAATATCTTGTTTCAAGAGTGGGGTAATAGAGGTATTCACTATTGGGAAGTGGGTTCAACTAATTTAGACCTCATAGAAGGTCAAGCAGATTATGATTTCTTTAGATCAAGTGACGATGGAACTTCCGCAACTACAACAGACCCATCAAGCGTTTTTGGTATGTCCGATGTTCTTGAAGCACAATTAAGATCCAATAGAACTCAAACAACACAATCAGATAGTCCTATGACTAAAGTAGATAGATCTACTTATGCAGGTTTTTCTAATAAATTATCAAAAGGCACACCTAATCAATATTGGGTAGAAAGATTTATAGATAAGGTTACGATACATATCTATCCAACACCTGATTCTACGAGTGCATCTAAAGATATGCATTTTTTCTTTATAAAAAGAATACAAGATGTAGGTGATTATACTAATGCAACTGATGTTCCTTTTAGATTTGTTCCTTGCATGGTATCAGGATTAGCGTATTATTTATCTATGAAATATCAACCACAATTAATACAACAAACAAAATTGGTTTACGAGGATGAGTTTGCAAGAGCGTTAGCAGAAGACGGTTCTGCATCTAGCACACACATTACTCCTAAAGCTTATTATCCAGGAGCATAATGGCAAAATACGCAACAGGTAAATACGCAAAAGCAATATCAGACAGATCTGGTATGGAGTTTCCATATAAAGAAATGGTTAGAGAATGGAATGGTGCGTTTGTGCATGTATCTGAATTTGAACCTAAACAACCACAATTAGAACCAAAGCCGATGAATGGTGACTCTATATCTTTAAGACATGTAAGACCAGGAAGAATAGAACCAGCTGTTGCTGCTATGTTACCAAATAATCCTTTCTCTATAACAGCATCTTCACAAACAATTACTGTAACAGAGCCTAATCATGGAAGATCTAGTGGTGATACTGTAAGATTTAGAAACGTGATAGGAAGTCCTGGAGGGGTAGCTTTTACAGTTTATCAAAATTCAAGTGGTTTTAGCATAACAGTTACAACAACAGATAAATATACGTTTACACTAGGCTCAACTCCTAGTATAACAGAAGATTCAGGAGGACCAACTGTGTCTGCAGGACCAGTTACAATAACACCATGATAAAAAAATTAAAAAATTTTATTTGTAAATTATTTCATATTAAACAATGTAAATGTTCAGAAAAAGATGAACACCTTCAGTTGTATGAAGATATGCCAGAACCAGACATGCCAATACATGTAGAGGAAACAGCAAAACAAAAAAAGATACGTGAAAAACACAAAGGAGATAAATAATGGCTGGATTAAGTGCATCAGGATTAAAAACTCAAATAAGAAGTTACACTGAGACAGATTCTAATGTTTTATCAGATTCTGTTTTAGAAAATATAATTTTAAATGCACAATATAGAATATTTAGAGATGTTCCTATTGATGCAGATAGAAAACAACAACTAGGTAATTTTGTTGCTGGACAAGAGTCTATTAACTGTCCAGCGGGAGCTGTATTTATTAGAGGTATACAAGTTTATGATACAGCGGGATCTGAAACTACAGGGGCTAATAGATGGTTAGAAAAAAAAGATGTAACTTATTTACAAGAATATCAAGATGTGACAGGCACATCTGCGGCTCAAGGACAGCCTAAATATTACGCTATGTTTGGAGGTGCTACAGGAGAATCTGATACCACATCAGGAAGAATATTTGTAGCTCCAGTTCCTAATACAACATATAGATTTAGAGTGCATTTTAATGCAATGCCTGCATTATTAGAGAATGATGACACTAATTATATCAGTCTTAATTTTCCAAATGGCTTATTATATTGCTGTTTATCAGAGGCATATGGTTTTTTAAAAGGTCCGATAGATATGTTGACTTTATATGAAAATAAATATAAACAAGAAGTACAGAAGTTTGCTAACGAGCAAGTTGGTAGAAGACGAAGAGATGACTACACAGATGGCACAGTTAGAATACCGGTGACCTCAGCAAACCCGTAGGAGATTATTATGGCGATAACATCAGCAATTTGCACAAGTTTTAAACAAGAACTTTTAGTAGGAACACATAATTTTACAGCGACAAGTGGTAATACTTTTAAAATAGCTTTATTCACAAGTGATGCATCTTTAGGAGCAGGCACTACAGCATATTCAACATCAAATGAAATTACAAATTCTTCCGGAACTGCGTATACTGCCGGTGGAGCAACACTAACTTCAGTGACTCCTACAACAGATGGCACGACAGCTGTTTGTGACTTTGCAGATGTAAGTTATACTTCTGCGTCTTTTACAGCTAATGGCGCACTAATATATAACGATACACAATCTGATAAAGCTGTGGCTGTTATAGCTTTCGGTGGTGATAAAACAGTTTCTTCAGGAACTTTTACAATTCAATTTCCCGCAGCAGACGCAAGCAACGCAATAATCCGTATAGCATAGGAGGCCACCCATGTCGGTGACTTCAGGATGGGGTAGACTCACTTGGGATCGATCTCAGTGGGGAGGTTCTACAATTTTAACAACAGGATGGGGTGCGGAAGACTGGAACAACGGCTCTTGGGGCCAGATTAACGATGAAATAGTCTTTCCAACAGGAATATCTGCTACCATATCAATAGGATCAGTATCTGCTTTTTCAGCGCAAGGTTGGGGAAGAGATGACTGGGGAGAAGAACCTTGGGGAGAAAGTTTTGATCCTGTAATTTCAGTAACAGGTTTTGGTCTTACAGCTTCACTTGGTACAACGGAAGAATCTAATCAAACAGGTTGGGGTAGATTATCTTGGAACCAAGCTGATTGGGGAGAAGGTGCTGACGAAACGGTGTCTTTAACAGGTATTGAAGCAACTGCTTCAGTGGGATCTATAACTCCAGAGTTTACTTATCTATTAGAAATGATAGGTGCCAATCACTCGATGACAACGAGTGTTGGTAGTCCACAGGTTGATGGTGAAATAGGCGTTCCTCTAACAGGAGTGTCAGCAGAGTTTGCAACACCAACAATGTCTTATGTCGGAACACTAGTTGGTTGGGGTAGAGATTCTTGGAATGATAACTCTTGGGGAGAATCCCCTAATCAAGTTATTCCTTTAGTAGGTAGAGAGGCAACTATAAGTGTAGGATCTATATCTCCTGCGGATGTGGTTGGTATATCTGGTCAAGAAGCCACTACAAGCGTGGGAAGTTTTAGTTTCGTAATTAGTCCAACAGCTTCTCTTAGCGGACAATCTTCAACGATAAATTTAGGAACTTTAGGACTAGAATTTGGTAAAAGCACAGAACCTATAACAGGCATAGAAGCAACATCTTCTTTAGGCACTTTAGGATTAGAGTTTGGCCCAGATGAAATTACAGGTGTGTCTGCAACAACATCTGTTGGATCAATTGAAATTGGAGCTGTTGAATTAGTGGATGTAACAGGAGTTTCTGCAACAGTATCTGTGGGATCTATTACTCCAGGGATAGGTGTCCCTCTTACAGGTATAGCAGCAACATCAGCTGTAGGGTCAATTTCACCAAGCGATGTAGTTCAAGGTTTAACAACAGTTGAAATAACTGCAGGTGTAGGAGTGCTGGCAATAGAGGCTTACGCAAACATTGACACGGGTTCAAATACCTCTTATAGTGCCGTTTCAACAGGATCAAATGATACGTATTCTGATGTTGCAACAGGATCAAATACGAGTTATAGTAATGTATCTACAGGATCAAATGATACGTATTCTGATGTTGCAACAGGATCAAATACAAGTTATAGTGACGTAGCGTAGGAGAAAAATATGGCATCAACATACACACCTTTAGGGGTAGAACTTCAAGCAACTGGTGAAAACGCTGGTACATGGGGAACAAAAACTAATACTAATTTACAAATTATAGAACAAATATCTGGTGGATATACAGCAGTTAATTTTGGAAGTGACGCAGATGTTACTTTATCTGTTTCTGATGGATCAACCGGTGCAGCTTTAGCTCATAGAGTTTTAGAATTTACTTCATCAGGATCTTTAACAGCTACTAGAAATGCCACTATCCCTCTTGATGTTCAACAATTTTACATTTTAAAAAATTCAACAACTGGTAGTCAATCCATAACATTTAAATATGTTTCTGGATCAGGAGATAGTGTTACCGTTGCAAATGGAACAACAGTAATTGCGTATGCAAAAGCTGATGATGGAACTAACCCAAATATTGATTCAGTTAGCATAGGAGATGTAACACTAACTGGAACAGAAACTTTAACGAATAAAACTTTAACGTCACCTAAAATAGGCACTTCTATTTTAGATACGAATGGTAACGAACTAGCTAAAGTAACAGCAACTAGTTCAGCAGTAAACGAATTTACAATAGCTAACGCAGCTACTGGAAGCGGACCAACTCTTTCATCTACAGGTGGAGATACAAACATAGATATCAATGTAACTCCAAAAGGAACTGGAGATGTTGTTCTCGCAGGAGATACAGTAAAAGTTGGTGATGCCGGAGCGGCAGCTACATTAACTTCAAACGGAGCGGGAGCACTTACAGTAACAACTGGTGGTGCAGCTGATCTTGTTTTAAGCACAAACAGTGGGACTAACTCGGGCACAGTTACAATTACAGACGCAGCTAACGGAAATATTACTTTTGCTCCTAACGGAACTGGAGTAGTTCAAATTTCAGGAAACTCAACTCAATCTGGTAGATTAAGAATTACAGAGGACACTGATGATGGATCAAACTATATTCAGTTATTAGCGCCTGCTTTATCAAGCAATCTTTCATTAACTTTACCTTCTGCAGACGGTTCGGCAGATCAAGCCTTAGTTACAAACGGATCAGGTGTTTTATCTTTTGCTGATGCAGGTGGTGGTAAAGTTTTACAAGTCGTTGGTGCAACTTCAACTAATGAAGATAGCACTACATCAACATCATATCAAGCAGTTACTGATGGAGTGAGTATCACACCTTCAGCAACAAATAGTAAAGTTTTATTGTTTGCAAATTTTGAAACAAGTGGAACAGACTCAGCAATTAGGGTTGCAACATCATTTTTTAGAGACAGTACAGAGGTTACCAGTGGTTCTCGTTTAGCTCAAAGAAACGCACAAGGTAGTACTTCAGCAGCTACTACACCTAACCAAATGTCAATGGTGTTTTTAGATTCACCAAGCACCACATCACAAGTAACATATAAAATAGCTTTTAAAAGACAAGATAATCAAGTAGGAACTGTAAAAATAAATGATGATCAAAAAACATTAGTGTATGTAGCAATGGAAATAGGAGCATAATGATAATTAATAAAACAATAGCAGCAATATTAAAAATTAATCCTGATGCAGATGTAACTGTAAAAAATGAAGATATAGATAGCATTCAATGGAATAATGGTACTACACCTATACCTAAAGCTCAAATAGAGGAAAAATTAGCTGAAGTAGAGGAAGAATTTAATAATCAACATCAAAAAATAATAGATGATCAAACATCAGCAAAAACTAAATTAAAAAATTTAGGTCTATCTGATGATGAAATAAAAGCCCTACTAGGTATATAATACTACCAAAAAATTAAAAACCTTATATAATGAGGGCTTATGCTACAGAAAATAGGATTTCGACCAGGTATTAATAAACAAATCACAGAGACCGGAGCAGAAGGCCAATGGGTGGATTGTGATAATGTTAGATTTAGATATGGTACGCCTGAAAAAATAGGTGGTTGGAATCAATTAGGTAGCTCTGGATCAAACGAATTAACAGGTGCTGGTCGAGGCATGCACCATTTTATAAATAGCTTATCAAGAAAATATTCAATCATTGGTACAAATAGAATTTTATACGCTTTTTCTGGGGGTGTGTTTTATGACATACATCCAATTAAATCTACAACAACGCTTACAAGTGCTTTTACCACGACCAACGGATCACCAACAGTAACCATTACTTTTAGCACATCTCACGGTATTAATCCTCAAGATATAATATTGTTAGATAATTTTTCTACAATTACAGGATCTAATTTTGGTTCGTCTGATTTTGATGATAAAAAATTTATGGTAACAACTGTGCCAACAGCAACAACTATTACAATTACAATGCCATCAAACGAGTCAGGATCTGGTGCAACAACATCAGGAGGCATTAGAGTGCAACATTATTATCCTGTTGGACCAGCTGTGCAAGCAAAAGGTTTTGGTTGGGGTTTAGGTTCTTGGGGTGGTGAAGATGGATCTGCATTAACTTCTACTTTAAATGGTGCGATTAACAGTTCTGTAACAACTCTTACATTAGCCGATGCATCTCAATTTCCTAGTTCTGGAACAAACTTTGTTATCATAGGGTCTGAAGAAATTTCTTATACTGGAGTTAGTGGTAATACACTTACAGGTTTAACAAGAGGGGTTGCAGGAACAACAGCAGCATCACATAGCGATGGTGCTACAGTTACAAATTCAACTGATTTTGTTGCGTGGGGTGAGGCTGCATCAGGAGACTTAGTATTAGAACCAGGTATGTGGTCATTAGATAATTTTGGTGATAAGGCAATTTGTTTAATTCATGACAGCGCTGTTTTTTCTTGGGACTCTAGTTTGTCCAATGCAACAGAAACTAGAGCAGCCATTATAACAGGTGCACCAACTGCATCACGTCACATGTTAGTATCCACACCAGACCGTCACTTAGTGTTTTATGGAACAGAAACAACTATTGGAGATACATCAACACAAGACGATATGTTTATTAGATTCTCCGATCAAGAAGATATAAATACATACACTCCATCTGCAACTAACACAGCCGGCACACAAAGACTGGCTGATGGATCACAGATCAGAGGAGCTATAAGAGGTAGAGATGCTATCTATGTTTGGACTGACACTTCATTATTTACACAACGTTTTGTTGGTCAACCATTTACATTTGCGTTTGCACAAGTTGGAACTAACTGTGGATTAGTTGGACAGAACGCATGCGTTGAGGTTGATGGTTCTGCATATTGGATGTCAGAAAACGGATTTTTTAGATACGCTGGTAAACTAGAATCACTACCTTGTTTAGTAGAGGATTTTGTATTTGATGATATTAATTTAGAATCAGGTAACCAAATGGTATCTGCCGGATTAAATAATTTGTTTGGTGAAGTTATGTGGTTTTATCCTCAGTCTTCTTCATCGGTTGTAAATAGAATGGTTGCATATAATTATTTTGATTCATCACCACAAAGACCTGTATGGACTGTGGGAACTTTAGCTAGAACAATATGGAAAGATTCCGCAGTGTTTGGTAAGCCACATGCTTTAGAGTATGATGCAGATACCGATACATCTTTTGATGTAGTTGGTAATACAGAAGGTAGAACAAGTTACTATGAACACGAAACAGGGACAGATCAAAACAGAAATGGAACTATAAGTGCGATTACTGCAAATATTTTATCAGGAGATTTTGATATCACAGCTCAAAGAGCACCAACTGGTCAACAAACAGGTATTGCAACTTTTAGAGGAGATGGTGAATTTATTATGAAGATAAGAAGATTTATACCTGATTTTATTTCACAAACTGGCACAACTAGAGTCACGTTAAATTTACGAAATTTTTCAAATGACACAGCTGCGAGTTCACCACTTGGCCCTTTTGATATTACAAGCGCAACAAAAAAAATTGATACACGTGCAAGGGCTAGAGCTATTGCTCTAAAAATAGAAAATACATCAACAAGTCAAAATTGGAAGTTAGGTACTTTTAAATTAGACACACAACCAGATGGAAGAAGATAATGGCAAAGATAGTACAAGTATTAACAAGACCAAGTAAAGAATATGATTTAGGCACAGCGGAAGCGCAAGTAAGAGATCTTGATGCGATTGTGGAAAAATTAAATTCTACGTTTCAAGAAGAATTAAAACAGGAGATAGAAGCATTTAACTTCTTTATAAATTAATGGCTAATAGTTTTAAAAATAAAAAAGTAGATTTAACTACAACTGATCTTACAACTTTGTACACAGTACCAACTGCAACTACAACTGTTGTTAAATCATTGTTAGTAACTGAGGACGCTGGATCAGGAACCACTATAACAATAACACTAGTAAATTCTAGTGGTGCTATCTTTAATCTATTTAAAGATAAAGCTATAGCATCTAAGGCAACATCAGAGCTCTTAACAAATCCACTTGTTATGGAGGAAAGTGAGGTGTTAAAAGTACAAGCTGCTGATGCTAATGAGTTGCATGTCATAGCTTCTATATTAGAAATACAGCCAAGAGAGGTGGTATCGTAATTATGAAAATAAAACCAAAAAAAATAATAGAGGAAATATCTAACATAAAAACAGGTGAAAAATACATGAATGATGAAGAGTGGAAGTCAAAAGGTATACCAGAATCTGACATAAGAAAAGATGTGACAGTAGTAATGCCTAGCCTTGATTTATTTGGAAAAACAAAATAAGATGGTACGATGGCAATAACTAGAGCACAACAAGCAAAACAGATGTTACAAAACGGCGGTATGTTAGTACAACCGGGGTTTGGTGGTACTAGACAAGGCTATCGTGGTTCCGATATGGGTCAAGAAAAAGGACCTGAAACTGGCAGAGCTGGTAATACTGG